CAAAGGTTAAAGTACGACCACTTAAGGTATCACTACTACGTCCGTTTATGAAGTCGTTTGAAGGCCTTGGAGCAGTCCAAGCAGATAACGATAAGTCAATGGATGTTCTTGTTAGTTGCGTACAAATCGCAATGAAGCAATATAAGCCAGAATTGGCTGATGACCTTGAGAAGTTGGAAGATCTTCTTGATCTACCAACAGTGTACGAAATCATTGAAGCAGCGTCAGGTATTAACTTGACTGATTCAGCCTTGCTTGCTCTTGCAGCGCAAGAATAAAAATTAAATAACAGGAGATCATGGTTGGTTAAATGGCAGATGTAAATAGCAATATTTTTATAAATATTGATACGGCGCAAGCCATGTCTGCACTTCGTGGACTTGATAAGCAATTATCTGCCTTTAACCGTTCCATGATTGTTGGAACAAAGGCTGCTCAAGCAGCACAAGCAGACTTTACAAGATCACTGCTTCATAACGTAAATGCTACTGGCGCATTTACTGGCTCTATGACAAAAATGTCTACAGCAACAGACCAGTTCACAGAACGTCTTCAAAGAGGTCGTCTATCATTACGTGAGTACTATAGATATGGTATGGCATCTACCAGAACCTTTGGAAGGGCTTTTGGTAAAGAATTTGAAACTGTTAGCAGCCTTGTAGAAAGAAGAGTAAAGACACTACAGACACAATATGTAGGTCTGGGTCGTGATGCACAGGGTGCTATAAATGCAATGAGCATGACCCCTAAGAAATTAAATTATAATGACCAACTAACAAGAATGCAAATGGTTATCCAGCGCCAGCAAATATTAAATAAATTGCTTGCAGATGGATCAGTAAAACTTCTAAACTTTGGTAAGAATACCCAGTGGGCTGGTCGCCAGTTGATGGTTGGTTTTACTATTCCTTTGGCTATGTTTGCTGCTTCAGCAGTTAAGAGTTTTAAGGAAATTGAAACACAGGCCCTTCGCTTTAAGAAGGTTTATGGAGAACTGTTTACCACACAGGATGAAACAGAAGCCGCTCTCAGGAACATGCAAAAACTTGCAGATGAATATACAAAGTATGGACTCAAGGTAGCAGAAACTATCAAGACAGCATCTGAGGCAGCCGCTGCAGGTTTTGCTGGAAATGACCTTGATGTAATTGTTAGACAAGCAAATAAACTTGCCGTACTTGGTGGAGTAGCACAAGATCAATCACTTGAAACAATTATTGCTCTTAAGAATGCTTTTGGAATTACCACAGAAGAACTTGGAAAAAATATTGACTTCCTTAACGCAGTAGAAAACCAGACAGTTCTCACAATTGAAGATTTAACAAAAGCAATTCCAAGAGTAGCCCCAGTAATTAGACAACTTGGTGGAGACGTAAAGGATCTATCTTTCTTCCTTACAGCAATGAAGGAAGGTGGTGTTAGTGCAGAGCAAGGTGCTAACGCATTAAAGTCTGGTCTTGCATCTTTAATTAACCCTTCAACTGCTGCGGTTAAAGCAACAAACGCTTTGGGAATTAACCTAAAGGCAATAGTTGAAACTAATGCTGGAGATCTAAAACAGACTGTTTTAGAATTTGCTCAATCAATTAGTACTCTAAATGATTTGCAGCGTGGTCAGGTAATTGAAAAGATTTTTGGTAAGTATCAATTTGCTAGACTTTCTGCAATGTTTAATAACATTACTAAAGAGGGAACTCAAGCAAATAGAGTAATGAAACTTGCCACTGCATCAGCAGAAGAACTTGCAATTCTTAGTCAGCGAGAAATGAAACTGCAAGAAAGTTCATCAATGAACAAGATGCAAGCACAAATTGAAAAACTCAAGGCTGCTATTGCACCAGTTGGAGAGTTGTTTGCTAAGGTCTTGACTCCAGTAATTGAATTTTTTGTTAAACTTTTTGATAAGTTTAATCAACTCCCAGAGGGAGTTAAAAAGGCTGTAGCCCTTATTGTTGCAGGTGTTGCTGGAATTGGTCCAGTTGTATTGATGACTGTTGGTCTTGTTGCTAATGGTATCGCTAACTTAATGAAAATGTTTAACCTTGTAAGACAGGGATATCAAAGACTAGCATATGGTTCAAAGGATGTAGCACTAAGTACAAGATACATGAGCCAAGAAGAACTTCAAAATACTGCGGTAACAAATTCATTAACCACAAGCCATCAAAGTCTATCATCTGCATATGTTCTTGAAGCATCAAGCCTTAGAGCACTTACTGCTGTTTATCAACAAGCAAATGCTGCAATGTCCGTTTTTGCAAGAAATAATCCAGGAATGTTTATGCCTGGAATTCCACGAGGTGGTGGAGTTGCTCCAAGAAAATACAACAAGGGTGTTTCTTATGTTCCAGGAACTGGAAATAAAGATACTGTTCCCGCAGTACTAACTCCTGGTGAAGCAGTCATACCAAAACCAATGGTTGCCAAGTATGGTGGTCTTGTTGACGCAATGGTTAAGGATCAAATTCCAGGTTATATGGCTGGATACTATCCTTCTGTTACAAGCCAAGTGACAAGGCTGATGGCTGGACAACCTGGAGTTATTGGAAGAGCGGGTGGCTTTGGAGCAGCGGGAGCAATAGGTTCATCACTTGCAGTCAGAAGACTACAGACAGTAGAACTATCACCAAATGCAGTAAGTTCTCGTGTAATGCAAAGAGTTGCTCTTGAAGAACAAGGAGACCTTATCTCTGTAACAATGGGAGGAGCGCAGTTCTTTGTTAAGAAGTCAAAGTTCAAGGATCTAGAATCTGTAATTTTGCAAAATGAAAAATATCAAACATCCAAGGGTGCTTCTGTAGATGATATTCTTGCAACAATGATTTCTAGAGTTTCTGCCCCACACAGAAATCTTCTTGGCGCAACAGTATCTCCTTCTCGTATAAAGTCTATTCTTCCTCTTAACCCAACAACAAGCGCAGTAAGCAAAGATGCAAAGTCAAGACGACTTGCTTATAAGGACAAGCAGGCATACCTCGATCTTCAAGCATACTACAAGCAAGAAGAGTCTTATGTTAGACAAAAACTTTCTATTGATGATCTTGTTGCGCTTACAGCACCAAGAGCAAAGTTTGAAGGAGAAAGATTAAAAGATGTAATCTCTAGAACTGGCGATAAAGGTTTGTTCTCTCTATCTAGTGCACTAAGTCATGGAACACCAGCAAAGACTAAGATTAGAAGTGCAGAGCAGGACTCAGCAGCAAACCTTTATGAAGAAACAAATCAAATGAATTTGGCATACGCTTATAATAAAAATAGAGCACACGTAAAAAGTGAATCAGAAGCAAAAGCATTTTTAAATGAACTTATTGAAAAGAAAAATAAAACAGCCTTTGATAGATATGCAATTGCTGCACTAGATAAAAGAATTAAAGATAAGTTTTATGATAGATTTAAAACCCGTCAAGACGAACTGCTTATGGCAAATAAAGGAGTTCTTACTCCTGGAGGAAGTTATGGAAATATTCCTGCAGTTCTTACCCCAGGAGAAGCGGTATTATCTAAGGATGTTGTTAATAAGTATCAGCCATTAATTACAGCAATGTCAGAAGGAACAATCCCAGGCTATATGAGTGGAGTAATGCTTGGTATGCCAGCATCATTTGCCAAAACACAACAGATGAGAGCATCTCAGGCTCAACTTGAAGCAGCAGTTGCAAAGAGTCGTCTTGCTAAGACTGCACCTACAGATTTTGGACATTTAGTTCAGCCGTTTTCTGGAAGAAGTTTCCCAATCCCAGGAGTAGGTGGAGTATATAGAAAGCCTAATGGGGAACTGGTTGTTGTTAAGCCTGCAGTTGATGAGAAGTCAGCACTTGCAGAAATTAGAGCAACGCAGATTGCTAGAGAAGCACACGGACTTGATTCTCCTAAGCAATCTATTAAAACAATGATTGACCCTAGCGACCCAACGGGTAAGCGTAAACTTATTGTTTTAGAGTCTCCGTATAATAAAAAGTTTGCAGAACCAACAGGAAAGTTTACTAAGCAACAGTATATTAGGCAGTTAGTTGCAGCATCTCTTCGTGGAGACAAAGACTTGTCAATGTCTAACCTTTCTGGAAACATGCTTGCAGATGTTGGTACTGCTGGAGTGTTTAGTAAGGCATCTGGATTTAGAGATTTTGCAAAAACAATGCCGTCAATGGAAGATCAGGCAGTTATTAATCTTCTTGGAGTTAAGGGTGGAGCAAAGAAGTTCTTTGCAGAAACAACAGCACCAATTGCTTCAAAAATGTCTGCACAAGAGTTTGAGTCTATGATGCTTGCTGAAATTAATACTGTTCTTCCTAAACTTAAAAAGACAATTTCTTCTTTTAAGTTAGGTGGAGAAGAGTCCAAAGTTTATGCTGACATGATTGCTCGTCTTGAAGCAGGAAAGAAAGCAGACTGGAAAAAAATTCACGGTATACATACAAATGTAAAGCCTAAGAAATACAAGAATGGTGTAGTATCAGTACCAGGACCAAAGGGTGCAGGAGACATTATGCCTGCAATGCTTGCTCCAGGAGAAGCAGTTATTCCAGCGAAGATGACACAAAAGTATTCTCCACTTATTTCTGGAATGATCAATGACAGCATTCCTGGTTTTAAGACTGGTCCAGGTTTCTTTGATCCAAATGATCCATGGAATGATGGAACTAGAGGTCCTTTACTTGGACCAGATGGCAGACCTCTTCCACCGTCAACACCAGGAACTCGTAATCCTTCTGATCCACCTATACCTCCAAGAGGTCCTGATAGAGTTGAACGGGCTATTGATAAGTTCTTTGACAAACCAGGTGTAGTAAGGTTTGGTAAAAAATGGGATAAGATGGCTGCTAAGTTTGCAAAGGCAGGCCCTCCTATTGAAAAGGCTGGCACTGCAATCGGTGACACAACAAGAGCATTTGAAAAAGACAGAACTAGAGGATTTACTGGCTGGATGACTGGCTATGGAAGAGTCTCTGATACAGTTCAAAATGAAGATGGCTCTTCAAGAAGAGCAACACAAGCAGAACGTGCAAATATGCGTCAGGATGCAAGAATGCAGTCAAGCCAAAGAGGTATGAATCGTGGCATGGTTGCAATGATGGTTCCTATGGCAGCAGGTGCATATGCACAGAAGAATCCTGAAAGCGGCATTGCAAAAAATATGGACATGATTATGATGATATCCATGTTGGTCATGTTGTTGCCAATGCTTAATAGCCCTCTTAAGTTGTTGATAGGAACGGTTGCTGGACTAGCCATTGTATATAAGTTGCAGTCGGCAGCAATTAAGAAAAATATGATTGAGGGTCAAAAACAAGGACAGGCTATGGTTATGGCAACCAAGGGGCTTGAAGAACTTGGTAGTATAACTGGAACTGTTTCTAAAACACAAATTGCTGCAGAAAAAAGAAAGTCAAGAAATACAGACCTTGTTCCAGTTAGTATAGAGTTTGGCAATAAGGTTATAGAAGAAAGTGATTTTGGAAAGAATCTTAAAGCATCTTTTGAACAAACTCTAGCAGACCCAAATCTTGGAAGAGAGGCTGGAATTAATTCTTTAGTTAGTCAACTAGGAACTGCCGTATCTCAAGGACTTTTGACTAACGCTCAAGCAGAATCAATAGCAATTACACTTACTAGAAAACTTAAAGATGTAAGACTTGAACTTGATGTAAGAGGAAGATTGATTGAACTACTTGGTCCAAATGGAGAAAAATTAGTTTCAAATCCACTGCAGGTACAGGTTGATTTGTTAGCCACTGGAATAAGTTTACAAGATGCCGCTGTTGCTAATTTAAACAAAGTTGCAAGCCAGCAAGTAGGAGTAAATACAAAGGGAGAATTTGGTCAACTTGCAGCAGGCGCTGTTGGTGGAGGATTCATAGCAGCAAAGGCAGGTATTGGTGCAGCAAACATGATGGCAATGGGATCAAACGCTGCTACTATTGCTGCTGCAGAAGCAAGGGTAGCAAAGGTTGCATCAGACGCAGGAAAGGTTAGCAAAGCCCTTTCAATTGCAAGAAACGTAAGAGTTGGAAGCCAACTTGCTTCAGCAGGAGCAGCAGCAACTGGAGTAGGAACAATTCCTGGCCTAGTTGGTCTTGCAGTATCTACGGTAGTCTTTGGTGGAATTGAAGCAGGAATTAGAACTTGGCAAAAGGGTAAAGAAAAGGCTGCTATAGCAAAAGCGTCTGGAGTTATTCAAGGAATAACATCGCAAAACCTTGCAGCCTCAATGGGAAGCATTGATGTTTTGACCTCACAATATGATACAGCAATTGCAAACCTAGAACTTAAAAAGAAAACATTAAAAACAGAACAAGATCGTACTGCCATTGACCAACAAATCAAGGACCTAGAGACTCAGAAGCAGTCTGGACTTAAAACATTAAGATCTACCCAGGCAATGACTCTAGGAAGTGTTAGTGCTAGTTATCAAAAAGTAAGTGATGCTAGTTTATTTGAAGAGTTCAGCCCATTTGGTACTGAACGAGGACAAGTTCGTGATAAATTTATGGAGTCATTTGCTGTTGGACTTGATGAAAAGTTTAAAGATAACCCAATGCTAAAAGCACAAGCGGGTGCATTACAGAGCCAACTAGACGCTCTTGAGAAGGATGAGGTAACACTTGAAGTAACTGCATTAGTAACATCTGATATCTTAACACCAGCAGAAGCATCTGCAATGGTAAGTGCAATAACTAGCAACAAGGGCGATATCACTAAAGACATGCAGGCAGTTGTTAATGTTCAAGGCCTAGATGGGCTTCAGAGATTATCCACACTTTTAACTATGATTCCAAATGAAAATAATCAAAAAAATCTTTTTGTTGCAATTAAACAAATGAGTAAGACTGACGGAGATGCAGTGATGACTGCAATTGAACAACTCGGAATTATTCCACCTTTTGTTGGTATTGAGTTAGAAATTGAAACACAAAAAAGTGATACAGAACGTCTTAAGTCAGTAGGTAAAGAAATTGATGCACTTAAAAAACAATTCCCTGATGGAAAAATAAGTCTTGAAGCACTTGTTTCAGCAAGAGACCAAGGAGGAAAGCCTGGTTCGGGCACAGGAAAGAACTTAACGCTAGATGCAGCAATTGCTCAGTGGACAGAAATATCAAAACTTCCTAGAGAAATACAGTTCCAGGCAATGATTACTGTTGGCTCAATTAGTCAAAGCGATAATTTTGATGACATTATAGATAGAGAATTAGAGGCTGCATTCTATAAGCAAAACCCTAATCTCTTTATGAGTTTTGTTGATCCAGAAGAAGAGGCTGCTAAAAAGGCTAAACTAGAAGCATTTAAAAAAGATCTTGATAATGTTCAAAAAGTAACGGCAGAATATTATAAAAAAACTATTCCACAGTTATTCCCTACTGCAGTCCCACCAATCGTACCACCTGGAGGCGGAGGAGCAGACGGAACTAAAACTAAGAAAGATACCTCTTGGCTAAGTGATTTAACACAAAGATTAAAGATTGTTAAAGACTCCTCAATTGACGCACTAAACCCCTTGAAATCTATTAAAAAATTCCTTGGTAAGGATATTGCTGGTTTAGGTGGTGGCAGTGTTGATTCAAATAAGTCACTTAATAAACAACTAGGTGCTATTCAGGAGATTGATGCACTTGCCCAAGACAAAAATATTAGAGGTTTGTCAGATGACTTCCGTGAAATTCTAGTGAACATGGATCCACAGCAATTTGATCTCTGGTCAAAAACACTTTTCAAGGTTGGTAAAGATGGAAGATTAGTTGGACTCACTCAAGACTTTATTGATATTAACAGTGCTTTTAGAACTGCGACTATTGGAGAGTATATTGAAAATGAGAAAAAGGCTGTTGATGAAATTCGCAACAGAGTTAGTGCATACTATACACTAACAGACTTGGCAAAGCAATATGGTTTTTCTGTAGCAGATACAAACAAACTATTACAGAATCAATCTCTTGTTACTGATATTGCAAGCGGTATGCAGTACTCAAAAGAAGAACTTGCTGGATTAATTGATATAAATAAGCAGGCTAGAAAAGAATTATCTAGAGAAGCAACAACCACACAATTACAAGAAACCGATAAAATTCAAATACAGATAGATGCATTTAAAAAATTACAGGCTGAGGGTATTGAGTATGAGACAATTCTTCAGATAATTTCTAGATCAGAGTGGGCAGAGGCAGTTGCCTCTTCTACTGGTGAAGTAACAGATCAGTTCTCAGACCTAATTAAATCTGCAAAAGATTATAAAAAAGTCGTATTTGAATTATCACAACTTACAGAATCTGACGCAACAAAACTAGATCAGAGATTTGCAGCAGAGGCAGCAAGGATAACTGCAAAGGCTACAGCAGATTTTAGAAAAACAAACTTAATGTCTGTTGAGCAGTTCAACGCTATAACAAGAGAAAAAGAAATTTCTCAAAGAGGTTTCCAAGATCAAATTGATACATACAATGATGGAATTTCAGCAATTGAAAAACTTGAACAATCTGTAAATGATAAGTATGATGCAAAGGCTAAGTTAATTGATGAGCAGGTAGGTGCTTTAGAAAAGGTTCTCTCTATCAATGAGGACATTGCAGCACAGCAACAAAATCAATTAACCCTGGCAGATGCTCTTACACAAGGTGATATTTCAGCAGCAGCCAAGGCTGCAGCAGATTATTCTGCTCAGCAGGCAGAGGTTGCTTCTAGAAATGCTAGAGAAGCACTTGACGAACAAAGAGCAGCAATGGAAGTTGCTAGACAAAAAGAAATTGATGATCTTAGAACAAAAATTAATGGAAAAGAATATACTAGAAAACAACTTACAGCAGAAATAGCAGCAATACAAGAAACACATATTGATAAACTTGAAAAAGAAATTGAAGCAAGAAATCGTTTAGTGTCTGCACATGAAGATGCAAATACAAAGGCTTTGGCAAATGTAGAAATTAATAAAATGACTGCATCAGAATGGGAAATTATAAAAGGTGCTGCTACTACATTAAATGAAGCATATGATGCACAGGTAATTAATATTGATGAAATTGCAACATCAGTAGGTGGAGTATCTGCAGCATGGGATGCAGTTACAACAGCAATTAAGAATGCATCTCTAGAAGTTGGAAAGTATCCATCATCGGGGTCAACATCTGCAGCAGATAAAGCAGATCTAGCCAAAGCCGCCAGAGATAAGGCAGCAGAGGATGCAAAAGCAGCAGAGGATGCAAAAGCAGCAGCACTCGCAGCGGCTGAAGCAGAAAGACTTGCTAAACTACCAATTATTCCTGGCTTTACTCCATCTATACAAATGCCACAGTCTACTTTAAAACCAGGAGACAAAGGGTTTGTTGGACCAGTTGCAAAACAAGGAACTTCGGACCCAACCAACACTTCCGTAAAAGCCCCAGTTACTGTTAAGTCTGGAGATACACTTGCTAGCATTGCTAAGGCAAATGGAACAACTGTATCGGCAATTCTTGCTGCTAATCCTGTACTAACCACAAACCCTAAATATAATGATGGGAAAACAATTTTCTCAGGAACAAAAATTAAACTTCCTGGAATGGCTAAAGGTGGAATGGTTCCAAAGTATATGCCAATGGGTGGACTAGTTCCATATATGAGTGGGGGAGGAATATTTAAACCTAAAGGCACCGACACTGTTCCAGCAATGCTAACCCCTGGAGAATTTGTTATAAAAAGAAGTATTGCAGATCAATACGGAGCATTTCTTGAATCATTAAATAATGGAAAGTATACATCTTTTGATACACCTACATATTCTTCTATGAATAATAATGTCAAGGTTGGCGTAGGTGCAGCAGGCTCTTCAGCAAATAACTCTAGCAAGGTGTATAATTACAATGTAGGAATTAACGTAAATAATACAAATGCAGGTGCAGATGATATTGCCAAGGCAGTAATGTCTGAGATTAAGTATATTGATTCACAAAGACTTCGGGGACAAAGGTAATGGCAACATCAGGCTATATAACGGGTAGAAAGCGCTATCAGAGACCACAAGGAGTTCTATGGTCCAATAACCCAGGAACGCTCTCAAATGGCCTCTATGTGCCTACAGGGTATGAGGTTGGGGCAGATATAGGCGTAGAGACAAACCTTTCTCTCATAGATCAGTTCTTAATCCTGTCTGACCACAATCGCAGTGAAATGAGATTTTCTCCAAAAAGAATTGAGCAAAGACAAAGAACTATTAACGGAAGAATGCGCTCATATCATATTGCAGATAAACTTGAGATTTCTTGGTCCTGGGAAAATCTGCCATCAAGATCTTATAGCGAAAGCCCAGAATTTGCAAGCACTGGTTTGTCAGCACTAAAAGGATCTCAGTCTGAATATACTGCAGACGGTGGAGCAGGCGGAGTTGATATTTTAGATTGGTATGAAACACACAAAGGTCCCTTCTGGATGTTTTTATCATATGATAAATATAATAATTTTGAAAATACAGCAGACCCATATGACCACCTTCATCAGTATAATCAAGTTGTTCAGGTTTATATATCTGAATTCAACTATACTGTTGTAAAACGTGGAGCAACAAACCACGATCTTTGGAATATTTCGGTAACACTGGAAGAGGTATAGGGTGTTTGTAAGTAGTGAACTAAAGACACACTTAGAGTCTTCTTCAACTATACAGTTACAGTCTCTTGTTTTGGCTGAGTGGAATATGAACATGCCAGATAATGTTCAGAAACTTGGAAACTATAGATATAGACCAACTGGCACAGAAACTAAGTTTACAACTATATCAAATACCTTTGATGCATTAGACTCTGCTGGTTTGTATACTGGGGCAACTGATGCTGATATTGCAATTGATGGTGGATTCTCTAATGCTGATTTGCCACAGTTCTTTATTTCTAAAAAAGAAAAAATGAAGATGCTCTATTCTTTAGAGGATTGCATTAAACCCTTTAGACCAAGATCAGGTATTAACAAGTTGATGTATTTTGGTGGCAACTATGTTCATAACTCAAATGAACTAATGTCTCAAAGACCAAGATACTACATGCCTTCTAGATATGATGAGTTTAAGTATTGGACCTCTTATAGAACTGAGACTGTGGTAGAAGGTGGTGTTACTAAAACAATTGAGCGGGGCATTGCTAAAAACAAGGTTGGAACGTTAAACTATATTGATGACACAGCCCCTTTTGTTGTTTATAAAGAAAATGTTCCAGCAAATAGAATTATTGTAAAGATGCAGACAAATGTTGGAAATGTAAACTTAGGTCCATTTACAACATCTTCTGGATCAATTCAGGACCCTCTGTTTAGATCAGATTATAAGACAACCCCTGTTAATTGGAAAATTCAATACTTAAAAGATAACACCTGGGTAGATGCCCAATCTTTTAATGCTACAAGCACAAGAGAAGACGGTACAGCAATAATTGGATCAGATGGATATGTTGAATTGCAATATGGCTTAATCCTTCCCAAAGAATATAGAGAAAGTTTTAACTATCAGGGAACAATTCCATCAGTATCACAGTTGCCAAGTATTTCACTTGATGGATATGCGTACCTTGTTATTCCTACAACTGGTAGCCGAGGAACCTTTCATATTTGGGATGAGGAATCTGAAGAATACAAAACATTTGCTCCACAATATGGATGGAGAGTTGCAGAAGAAACAGTAAACAATCAAAGTAGTTTTATAGAAGATGTTACATCTCCTGCTTATTTTAATAATGAAACAGATGGCCAAAAGGTCTATAGAGAGTTTCAGAACGTGCGAGGAATTCGCATTGTAGTAGATACCATGAACAAATTTGATTCTAGGTTTGACCTAATTGAAATGTCTCCTAGACTTGTTGTTGATATTTCTAATAAAGTTATAGATTTTAGAATTAATAAAAGCCTTGCTAACCTTGGAGAAACTTCTTTACCAGTTGGACAACTGCTTGCCTCAACAGGAGAAATTTCTCTTTTTGATGATGACCAAGCGTTTAACCCTAATAATACAACAAGCATACTTAGCAAATACGTAAGAAAAAACATTAAGTTTAATTTTTATGAAAAGATTGTTAATGTTGGTGGATATGATTACTATGTTCCAATGAAGACTTTATACTCAGAAGGCTTTCCACAGGTTGATCGCAGTTCTGGAACGCTATCCCTATCACTTAGAGATATGTACTTTCTCCTTGAGTCAATGCCTGCGCCAAGAATGCTTGTCACAGAAGCATCTCTTAGTTATGCTATTACACTTTTGCTTGACTATATTGGTTTTAGTAACTACATATTTTTAAGGGTAGCAGGAGAAAAAGATCCAATCATCCCATACTTCTTTATTGCTCCAGATCAAAATGTTGCTGAAGTATTAAACCAATTAGCCACATCAACACAGACAGCAATGTTTTTTGATGAATACAATAACTTTGTAGTAATGAGCAAAGACTACATGATGCCTTCGCTAACCCAAAGAGAGTCAGCCTTTGTTTTGTCTGGATCTAACAATCAGACAGATACAGGAGTAACTGAAAATGCTACATCTGGAACTCTTCCAAACATTATATCTATTTCATCAGAAGATAAAAAAATATTTAACGCTGGAAAGATTAATTATACAACAAGATACATTCAAAGGTCATACGGAAGTATTCGCCAAGCAAGTCTGGTAGATCAAGAAAAAACATGGATATACAAGCCTGCACTTTTGTGGGAAGTATCTGGAACAGAAAATACAAAAACTATTAACGAAATAGCAAGTACTCAAGGAAGTTATGTTTTAGGGGCCATGCCAATTGCATCAGATGTAACAAGTGCTTTACCAGTAGTTGTTAATAACCAAATGACAAATAATATAATTGATTTAGGAGAAAATGTATATTGGCTAACAAGATATACAGGGTATCTATACTCAAGTGGAGAAATTATTAAGTATGATGCTGCAGAGTTTAGCGTTACCCTTGGTCTTTGGTATGACATTAAGTCGGATGGGACTATAGATTATACAAAGCAGTATTTTGTAGATCCAGGAAACCTTGCTCCAGCATCAGTTATTTCTACAATTGAGTCAAAAGTTAAGTCTAAAGAAATTACTCAGGATCAAGCAAATAAAACTATTGATCAGTGGAAGTCAACACACCGACAAGGATCAAGTAATGTATGGATTAGTAGTAATGAGGAGTATCAAAAATATTTTTCTGTTTTGCCATTTAATGGAAAGATATATCCAACTGGAAGAATAAGAATTTATGCTGTACCTTATTACGAAACAACGGGCACAACTACAAAGATGAAAAATGGTGCTGTTGTTGAACATGGACGTGGGCAGTTTGGCACAAAAGTTTCATCCCATAGTGCTGGAATAAATTCTTATTGGTCAAATAACGACAATGTTCGTGGATGCACTATGAAGGCTAAAGACTATTTGTTTACAACTAATTCAAGTCCTACAACTCCATCCACAGCCGTTGGTGCTGCAGGAGTAGATAATGCCCTTGCAAAAAAGACAACAAGAAATAGCATTATTAGAAACTTCATGTCTTTAAGTGGAAAAACAGAAACAGAAGTAAATTCTTTTACTCAGACAAGAACTGGAACAATACAGTCATCTGCCCTTATAATGAATGGACCATCATTTACAACTACCGAGAGTCCTATTGATTTTATTTCTTATGTTTATAAACCTTTAGATAATGCTTATAAACATTTTGGAACAAGAATGCGTATAATCGGTAAGGTTGAAAATAATCAAACAAGAGGACAAACTCCAACAGGCAGTACTTCTTATTATCAAGTAACTGGTTCTTTAACAGATCAGAGCGTTAGTATTGGTGGTGGCTCAGGAGGTCTTGGAGTAATGCTAAATCCAGAAACTAACAATGGATACTATTTTGAAATAGTTGCATTAACCGAAAGCAATGTAGAATCTTATCTAAAAACAACAGCAGATGGAACTGAAGATGTTGTTATTCATAATGTTTTATTTTATAAAATTAAGAAAAATAGCGCAAACTCAGACGCAATTCCAGTAAAACTTTGGGGTGGGTTGTCAAAGATTACGGTGGATGACGGAAGTTTTACAGGTCAATACAGAATGACAACACAAGAAACACCAACTGTTTTTGATCTTTCTGTTGAGTATACAGATATAGGGAATACTAGAAGATTTTATTTATATATTAATAATAATCTTATTAAGGTTGTTGATGATATTGAGCCACTTCCTATATACAACAATATGGCTTTATTTACCCGTGGTTCATCAAGAGTTATGTTTGAAAATATTTATGCTCTTTCAGAAAACTATTCTCAAAACACTGTATCCACTGCTGTAGATACAATTTCACAAGCATTTGGAGATGACATAGTAGACACCAATGAATCTTTTAGAAAATATGCTATGAGCGGAATAGTTCAATCAACTTATCTTTCTGGCATAAGTGCTCAACAACCACCTAAATATAACATTTATTTTGATGAGTTTGGCACCATTATGAGAGAATGTGCATATTTTGATATTAGATATGATCGTGCATATCCAGCACTATATGCTCAACTGTCGCCAACATTTAATCGTATAAAAGGATACACTACTTCTGGATTTTATGCAGATTCTTACGGTGCCGAGTTTATGATTTTTAATGCTACAGACAAAGCCTTAGTTCTAGATGATACAAGTGGAAACTATTTAAGAATTCAGGGTATTACATTTACACAAGACACAACACATGAATTGACGGTAGATGAATATTTTAATAAAAAATCTAGTCACTCTGATCCAGACATGCAAGGAACAACAGTACTAGCATCTCCATATTTAGAGTTAGAAAAATATAATAAAATTAAACAAAGTAGGATGATATATGGAAACAATGAATTTTCTATTGAGGCTCCGTATATTCAAACTCAGGACTCTGCTAGTAGTTTGATGGGATGGATTATTGATAAGTTAATGACACCAAAAAGATCTGTTGGTGTTAATGTATTCAGTATTCCAACACTACAACTTGGAGATATTGTTAGTATTAATTATAAAGATAGTAATAATCTTGATATGATAACTTCCTCTAATACAAGATTTGTCATATATAATATAGAGTATTCTAGAAATAGTGACGGTCCAAATATGACGCTTTACTTGAGTGAGGTATAAAATGACAAACAATGTAGGAGTAAACGCAACTCCACCTACCCCATCTGGAAAACCATCAGTATCTTCTTCTATTTTTTCTTATGTAAAGACTGCAACAAAGGATATTATACTCTTCGACGATGGGGCTGTTCCAGTTGACCTAATGGCTGACTTGATATTTGAAGACATAGGTGGTCAAGAATTAATTAGCATTGCAAGACGTGATACGGTTAATGGTCAAAAAATTACATATCAACCAATTAAAAACCTTTCATCTATAGAACAACAGTATAACCCTAATAATATTATTAGTCTTCAGTCAACTTCAGATAAATACTTTGCTAATTTCCCGATAAAACTTGATGACAAGATTCCTCAAAATGGTGGCGGTACAGGAGGAGACTATGTATATATAGATTCAGTCACGGGAAATCTTATAGTAGAGGCGGTAAACCTTGAGACAGATGAACAGATAGAAATTCAAATAGCCAGAAGTGGTACAATATATGAGACAGATTTTAATGAGGGAGTATCTTGATAACTAATACTGGAAAGTCCATTCTTGGCAAATACTTGCTTGGTCAGGCACCTGCCTATGCATCATATATTGCTATTGGTTGTGGACCTAAGCCTCTTGATACAGCAGATATTCCTGGAGATTATTCTAATAAGAAAAATCTTGATTTTGAAATGCTTCGTGTGCCAATATCTTCTAGAGGTTTTGTTAGTGAGGGAGGTTTGGACAAGATTGTTTTTACAGCAGAACTACCAGCAGAAGAAAGATATGAAATAACAGAAGTTGGTATTTTTTCTGCAAAGTCTAATCCATCAGCAGGTGCTTATGATAGCAAGACTGTGTTTTCATTTACTGATGTTGAAAATTGGAACTATCATACCTCAGCGTCATCAACAGCAATAACTTCTATCTCTACTGCTCTAGACGAAAACGATGACAATGTTATTTCAACAAGCCTAAAGGCCTTTCAAACAAACGCTGATAACCCTATATTCTATAAAACCTCTAGAGCAGGCAGATACGAAAGATGTAGATTTTTGAATAACGTAATTTTAATACGTGGAAATGATTCAAACTTAACCGTATCTGGTGGTCATTTTGTTATTGGTGCTGGATCTAACCATATTCATTACACCAAACCAAGTGCAACTTTTTCTCAAAATTCTCCTACAGATGAGTTGCGACTAGCATTTTCTATTATAAATAAAGATGGAGACTCCGTTGCAGTTCCAGACACTGTACGTGTTCTTGTTGACTTTGCTTCAACAGATGCTGGCACTGGAGAATATGCAAGATTTGAGGCAGAAGTAACAAACGGAACTGGTGCTGGAGAGTATGATTTAACAGAAAATAGATATATCGTAATATCTAAACAATTGCAAGAACTATATACAAGTGCTAATTTTACTTGGAATGCTGTTACAGTTGCAAAAATATATGTAAGTATTTCTAACGAATACTCTGTTGATCAAAAATCATTAACTAGCGATGTTGCTACGATAAGAACAACATCTAATCACGGATTGTCTGTAGGAGATATAGTAAATGTTACTGGGGTTGACTCTACCTTTAATGGTCAGTACACCGTTACTGGAATCCCAACACCAACTAAATTTACATATGCAAAAACTGCAACAAATGTTGTAATTACAGACGTTATTCCTAGTGGAATTGTGTCGGTACCAAATCCAAACTATTATGTTGCACTTGACTCAATGAGATTAGAAAACATAGGAACAACAAATGTTTTGTATGGTCTTACAGGTTACTCTGTTATACAAAACTTAAACTCAGAATCAATTGTTAAGGCACCTAACACAAGCAACTATGTAGAGTTTAGATTTTCTATTGGTGTAACATAATGACTGAGATTATAAAAAAGGCAAAAGTATTAAAAGAAAATTTGCCACCAGTAAGTAGTATTACTGGAGAATATAGCGTAAGATATAGAATCATATCTGAAGATAAAAACAGAGTTTCTTCTTGGTCTTCCGTATATAGTGTTGATCCAAACTATACCTACGTTCCTGGAAAAATAAATATATCTTCTTCTTCGGGGGTTGTTCGTGTAGCCTGGGATTCTGTAACAATAAAGATTGGAACAAATGTTATTCGTCAAGCAAAAGATTATGATATTTTTGTTAAGTGGAGTAAGCCTAATGGCATAGGAGATTTTAATTACGTAGAAAGAATATCAACAAATAGCACTACTCTTGTTGTTCCAGATACCTTTTTTATTAATGGGGTAGATCAATCCTCTACTCCAAACAGAGTCACTGTTGAGGTATACTTAGTAGGTGAACCAGTAACTAGGGAGTATACGACATTACGTGTTTATAATCCAGCAATGCATACGGTCTAATGATATAATGGAGAGATAATGGCAAAAGTACCACTACCCGAAAGAGGGCAACCAATAGATGTTGCATACATCTATGAACTAACTAAGGCAGTTAATGATTTGTCTGCACAAGTTTCTTCTGCAACATATAAGACTACTACTGTAGATGCAGGCACAGCGGGTCCTCAGAGTGTAAAAACATCAGAGGCAAAGTTTATTGGTGGGTATGTAGAGGTAGCAAATAATAAGACAGTTACGGCTTCTTCAGAAGTTCCATTTTCTTTTCCGTATAGTGATTTTAAGTATGCCCCAGTAGTTACAGCAACACCAATAAATAAGGGTGGAACTCCAGCAGGACAAAATGTTACAGTAACACTAACAAGCGTTACAACAACAAAGGTAGATGGAATTGTAAGATTTAATGCTGCTGGCGATCTTACTGTTGGTGTAAACCTTATTGTTATTGGCGTACCAAACTAACATTAAGGATGTTAAATTGATTTCTTGCCGAAAGTGCAAAGGTAGAATGTTCGTTGATAGACAATATTCTAATATTGATCATATAGAGATTTATTGTGTTCGTTGTGGATCAAGAAGATTTTTTCATCCACCAAGTGAAAGCAGGGAAGGCGCATGGATACTTCTAAACGAAAAATCCAGAGCGAAGCATACAATAACGAACCTGTAATTAAGGGTAAAGTTAAAGTATGGTTTTTAAATGGGGACTTAGTAAAGGTTCATCACTCTTCTAGATCTACTGGCTTAGTAACTTTGTATAATGTTACAAAAGATAGATTAGAGTCTTGTTTGCTTATTGATTTCAAGAAACATAGGGAAAGAGCCTATAGTGTAGCAGAGACTGCTGTACTTGTCAATAGGCACAGAAAGTATATTCCAAGTTTAATTAAACGAGGAGTTATTCCGCCACCAATAGGTGCTAGTTTAAATGGAGAAAGATCTTGGCAAGTTAGAGCATATTACTCTGAGTCACATGTAAAAGAGATACGTGCTATACTTGCAAGTATACATATTGGACAACCAAGAAAAGACAAATTAATAACAAATAATATGACTCCTACTAGCCAAGAATTGACACGGCGAATGGGAGACGGTATACTTACATATACGAAGACAGAAGATGGACGATTTATTCCAGTGTGGAGTGAGTCCATTTAAAACGAAATGGGTGGATAATGGAAAACGATTCAACAAAAGTATCAGTTACTCTGGGCTATACACTTAACCTGGGTAACTTTCAGTCACTACGACTTGACCTTGGAGTTGTAGATAGCAAGCGTGATGGTGAGAATACAGATCAGGCTTTTGAGCGTGTGTATAAGTTTGTAGAAGATAAGTTAACAGATAAGATTCGTGAAGCACAAGAAGAGGCTTCCGAAGCATAATGGCTGATCGCAAAGACCGAATGGCTTTGCTCAGCAGGTTTAACAAGTTTTACCTACAAAGGTATGAGCAAAAGTCTAATATGAATCTTAACGTGGAGCAGTGGTCTGCTGATGCGCTCATTGAGTCCTATGGCATTAGTGATTGCTATGACATTTTAGAGTATTACTTTTCTATTGCACAAGAGCCTAGTTGGAATTACTTTGCTTATAATACAGAAAAAATTATAAATGGTAAGAAAGAAACAGAGCAAGACAAAAAAGATAGAGCAGAGCGTAGACGAATGGCAAAGGAGTGGTTAAGTGAATAACACAGAGGCAAAGGTTATTACTGCAGTCTTACAAGATAAACAAATTCACGTACTGCTTCAGGGCAATGTTGAGACAATGCTACGAACCCACAATGATATTTGGAACTTTATTCGCTTGTATTCTGAAAACAATCAGGCACTGCCACCAACAGATCTAGTAAGAGAAAAATTTAGAGACTTTGAACCAGTGTCTGGTGTTGGGTCTACAAAGCACCACCTTGCAGAACTTCAAACAGAATACCTAAATGATAGTCTAAAAGATCTTCTTCGCAATGCAGCAGGTGAGGTTCAGACTGGTAACGGGACAGAAGCACTTGAGCACCTTATAACTAAAACCTCAGAACTAAAAAAGAACACTGCTGCTATCCGTGACATTGATGCAACAGATCTTGAAGATGCTGTAGCATATTACGAAAGAGTGCAAAAGCAAAATGAATTAGGTGCTGTAGGAATTAAGACTGGCCTTCCAGGTTTTGATAACTATCTTCCTGCTGGAATTATGCCAGGGCAACTTGGAGTATTCTTAGCCTATCCAGGTATTGGTAAGTCATGGATGGCACTATACTTTGCAGTGCAGGCGTGGAAACAGGGTAAGTCACCAATGATTATCTCGCTTGAAATGTCTGAGACAGAAGTTCGTAACCGTGTATTTGCAATTATGGGTGAAGGTCTTTGGTCACACCGTAAACTTTCTAACGGTGAAGTTGAAATTGATATGCTTCGTAAATGGCATGCGAATAAGGTAGAGGGTCGCCCAGAGTTTCACATCATCTCAAATGATTCTGGTGGAGAGGTTACTCCTTCAGTAATCCGTGGAAAGATTGATCAGTATAAGCCTGACTTTGTTGTAGTAGATTATCTACAACTTATGAGTCCAAACCAAAAGGCTGATAATGAAACGGTAAAGATGAAGAACCTTTCACGAGAACTTAAACTAATGTCTATTAGTGAAGAAGTGCCTATTATTGCTATCTCATCTGCTACCCCTGACGATGTAAAGGATCTTAGCACTCCTCCAACACTTGGACAAACGGCGTGGTCAAGACAGATTTCTTATGATGCTGACTGGCTTCTTGCATTGGGTCGTGGAGTTAATAGTGATATTATTGAGTGTGTATTTAGAAAGAACCGTAATGGTTTTATGGGTGACTTCTTAGTACAGGTAGACTTTGACAAGGGCTACTACAGATATAAGGATTTTGAAGATGGCAAGTAATATCTATAGTGAAGAACAGG